CTTCTGAATCAGTCATATAACTTTGTATTGTTTTAATTACTTGTTCTTTACTTATTTTGTTCCAGTTTTTCATTTTGTTTTGGTTTTAATTAATAATTAGTCAAATATATAAATATATTTATAAACTACAAAACTTTTTTAAACTTTTTTTTATTTTTTTTTATATATCTTATCTTTTCTTATCTTATCTAAATGCTTAAGGGTGGCTTAAGCGTGGCTAAAAAAAAGCCACTCTTCTGAAGTGGCTCTTTTATATGTGTTCTCATTTGTATTTCATACTCCCAGTTACTTAACGTCTTAAGATATGGGCATTTAGTTCTTTAAATAAATAGTGAGGATTCCAGTTATTAGGTTATCATGGTATTGAAACAATCTACATATCTGTAGTTCAATCTACCCCCCCCAGTTTCAAATGGGTTCGTTTTCATCAGGATTTTAAGGTTGTATTTTTTCCCCTCCGTTGTCCAAGCATTACCTATTGTCTTTTTCTATACATTCTACATCTTACAGTAGACATGAACCTAAATAATATTTAGTTCGATACTTAACTCAGTAATTAACGCAATCTTGCCGGAGCTCAACGTTTTATACTCGCGTAATTTAACTTCTGCTTTCGCAAAAAACAAATTTCCTATTTATGTTAAAGAACTCTTGTAAACTTAATTACATCACAAATATATGTAATTATATTTATAACTACCAAATTATTTTACAACTTTTTTTAATTTTTTTGTTCTACCCCTGTAATTTTTTTTTTAATAAATGTGATATTCTCCTAAATTAGGATTCTGTAATTGATAGCTAACTGCATATCTCAATGCGTCAATAGCATGATTAAAACTATCTACTGGTGTTTGTGATTTCTTTTCTAACCAACAATAATTATTTAACTCTTTAATTAATTCTGTACTATCTTCAGTTATTACTAAATCATAATCTTGTAGTAAACTAATACCAAATGTTATTGAACCTTGTCCTTTGATAGCTGGCACAACATTACAATCTCTGCTTAGTTCTGTTATTAATCTTGGTTCAGCACTATCACCAACTATTAAATTATCTGATGCAAACTTTTTATTTAATTGTAATATCTCACTTGTTGTTAATTTAGTTTGGTAGAAACATAATTGTATATAGATAACTTTATTCTCTTTATCTATACTTGTTTTAACTAATGTTGATGGGTCATTACTAAAACCATAATCTTGTCCAAATACAACTTTACCTACTTGTTTAAATTCTCCTATACTCCAATCAGTAAATATAACTCCCTCAGCTTTGTCCAGCCAAGCACCCTCAATTGTATGCTTGTATCTGTTTGGTCTTCTAACCTTCATTGTTTCAATCTGCTTAATATAGCTTTCTGAAAGGTTATTTATATTATCTAAATATGTAGTATGTATATAAGTAGTATCTTCTTTTGTTATATTACTACCAGCACTAACTCCCCTATCTTCAAACCAACGTTTATAAATGAAATGTTCTTTAGTTGTTGGATTCAATATTAATATAACTCTGTTTTCTTGTATTTTGTTTCTAACAGATAAATCTATTTTATCAAATATATCTTCATCATTAAGCTCCTCTGCTTCATCCATTACCCAAGTAGTAATGCCAGTTAATGATTTAAGATTTGCAGTTTGGTCACCTGAACTTGTTTTGATACCTCTAAATATTATCTTGCTTCCGTTACCTTTATTTATTATTTCATCCTTTGTTATTTTGAATTGGTCGATAACTCCAAGCAGTTCTAACTTTTCTATAAACTCAGGTATAATACTAATGCTTGCAGCTCTTAGTGTGTAACGTGTAAATAATATAGTATGTCCAGCTTGATAGGTTAATAGTAATAGAACAGAGTTAACAGCAAATGATTTACCTGAACCTCTACCACCAGTTACAATAAAGTATCTTGCAAATGATTCATTAAATACTAAATACTTTTTATTGAGCTTTAATCCTTGCAATGATGTTTCTGAAATCGTGGTTTACTTCTTCTGAGGTGTGGATATCAACAGAATCTTTTTGCTTACCATAGATGTTATCTAATACCATATTAAGAGCTTGATGGTCACCTTTTTCAATAACCTTTTCTATAACAGCCATTGCCATGCGATATTCATTAGTCATCCAAACTTCTTCACCAGTAACAGGGTGTATTCCCTTTGTTCTAAGTTCTGCTAATTCTTTTAAAATTGTGCTTCTATTCTTAGAACCTTTTGGCCTACCTCTGGGATTTCCTGATTGCCCTTTTTCCCACAAAATTAAGTTTTCTTTTTTTGGCATTTTGTCTGTGTATTATCTGTGTATTTCTTTAAAAACATTAATAGTTTTTTTTCAATTGCTTTTACTTTCTCTTTCGTATTCATATTCATTATATAATCTTCTCATTGTATCAACTAAACCTTTTACACAACTACCACAGCTTGATGGTTTTTTATTGGTGTTAAATACTCTATTGTGTATTGTTAATAGTTCTTTTTGTTCTATGTTGTTTACTATGTTTTTATTTATTGTAAAGAATCCTTTTAAGTATATATACTCTTCTTCATTTAAACATTCTACTTTGTATGGAAATAATTTATTTAGTTTTTCTTTTCTTGCATCACATCCACAATCTTTACCTAACTTATCAAATATCCAATCAGTTGCTTGTTTTATGCCTGTGGCTTTTGTTATCTTTTCTACTGTATCGCCTAAACCTTTACTTTTCATTAATTTTTTTTTTAATCTCTTTAATACAATTGTTTATTGTTCTCCATACAACTACGTGTGATATATTAGTTGCTGCTGATAGTTTTCTTATACTATGGAATTTCTTTCTGTATAAATTAAATAACTTTCTATCGAACCAGTAAAAGCTATCTACTATTTCATCTACTACTTTTTCTATATCAATGTATGGTTCGTTATCTGCTTCTATAATGTTTTTTAGTTCTTTATCTATTAATATATCTTTGTCGTTTCTTATGTTGTCAATAAATATATTGTGCATCATCTTATATATAAACGCTTTATTTAAAGAATCGTTATACAGAATATCATTAATTTTTACTTTACCACTATCTATTTTGCTATGTAAAGCTATATAGAAATCATGTAATAAATCTTTTGCTGGTACTTTACTACTGTTACTAATTTCCTCAGCCATATTAAGCCAAGTTTTTTCATCTCTTACTAATATTTGTAATATATTATCTACTTCTGTACTCATCTAATTCCAAAAGTAAATTAACAAAGTCATCATATTGTAAGGCAACATAATCTTTTTCAAAGTTCTTAGTAAATACAACTAATGGTGTTTTTAATGTACCTCTTGCATCTCCTTCGCTTTGTTCTAATGCTTTCCAAATATTTAATTTCTCTTGGTTCTTACACTCCCAGCTATACTCAGATAGTATTCCGCTTGTAGTCATTATATCACCTTTAATACTTAAACCACCACTGTTTGGTGTTCTTCTTATATTAGTATCAAATTTCTTAGCTAAATCTTTGGCTATTCTTAGCTCAAATCTTTTGCCCTTTTGATTTGCATTTAAACTCATATCTTTTGGAAGTGTTTTCTAATTTTAGCTCCTAACTCTGCATCATTAGGGTATATCCTACACAGTAGAGCAATATTATACTCAACAGGAGTATGAGGATTAATATAGTACGAGTCCTTTGTTTGTCTGTACTCATTAAGTGTTCTTTTCTTTTTATTTGAATTTGCTTTCAATGATATGTGTTACTATTATACCTAATATAAAACATATTAAATGTGTAGTTGTTAATAATATTGTTATGCCCATAATTTATAGTTTATTTTTTAAAAGTATTAAATTTTTTCTTAAGTTCAGCAGTTTCTTTATATGCTTTTACATTTTGCAGTGTTAACAAACTTTGTTTTTTGTTTAGTTCATCAATTGTAAACCTCAGCTCTAACATACATTTTAAAGTGTCTTGTAAGGTTTCTACCGCTTCTAATTTGCTTTGTGTTACTTTACCTACCTTTAAACCCTCTTGTGCTTTTAAAAGTAATATTTCTAATTTGTTCTTTGTAATTGTATAATCTAAATCGTTCATTGTTTTAAATCTTCTGAGTAAAGTAATTCATCACCAAGTTTTTTATCTAATGTTTTTATGGTTCTATATATTTCTAAACTTCTTTTTTTAACTTCATCTTTTTCACTTCTTGTTGAATCTGTGCCAAGATGTGCATATAAACTACAATCTATCTCAAGTAATTTATCTATTTTTTGTTTATCAGTCCAAGTTTTAAACTCCATAAACTTTTCTATGTCTTCATATTTATATCTCATTTTTTTTGTTTTAAAATAATCTTGTTTGTGTAATTGTTTGATAACTTGTATCATAATTTTTATTATCTCCTTTTGGATATGGTATAACATTCCAAATAAAATTTCGCATCATATCTTTTTTTTGTTTTTTGTTGCCTAAAAAAATTACATATCTATTTTTAAGTTGCATTTTAATAATTTTACCACCAATATTAATAAAATTTTGTTCTACTGTTTTGTCCTTATTAAATGGTAGATTTTTATTTTTAAACCAATAATCTTTTATATGTCTTGTAGTGTATTGTTTATTATTATAAACATATTCTTTAGGTGAACCACCTTTCCCTGTAAACATAAAATTTAGAGCTTGGTATGTGTAACCATTATGTCCATTGTTTGGGTCAGAATATGATACAACAATTAATGGTTTTGGTAATAATTTAAAAGTTTGAGATACAAACCAACTTTGTACGTTTTTTTCTAAATTATCATTTTTTATTAATCTATTTAATTCAATTGAGTTTTTTTTATATTTTAATCCACAACATAACAAAACATTTTCAGCAGGTGGTAATCCATAAGTGCAAACACCAACTAATTTATCCTTATTAAATAAACCAAAAGAATAAATAATATTTGGCACTCTACCTGCATAATGTTTATAAATTAACCATTCTTTACATTCAAAAGATTTAATAGATTTTACATTATATTTATTCTTAATGCTCATTAATTTTGTTTTAATACATTATTACCACCAATTGTAAAACCTAAACCACTATTGTAATCAAAACATAGTGGTTTATCTAAAGTAGGTGTTCCACCAGTTTCTTTATCCTTAATTTTTTCAACTCTTACTTGTGTCATCATCCAGCTTTCAGGTGAATTAGTAAACCTATGTATTGAAAGGAAAGAGTCACAGCGATTCGCAAATACTTGTCCACCCTCAACATCTGATTTTCTTGGTGGTTGTATGTATGATGCAAATTCATGATTAGGTGGATAAACTCTTCTTGCTGATTCAGTCATTGGGTGTGTCATTAAATATATTGATTTGCCTGTTGTATTACAAAACTCTCTTATGTCATTGCAAATCAAATAGTTACGTTCATATTGATTTACTCTTCTGTCGTGGTTTAATCCTGTGAATGGGTCAATAGCACAAGCACCACAATTACTCTCTTTAAATATCTTAAGTAAATTTTTATGGTTATACATTTTTTTATTACTAACAAAAGTAAACCATTCGGATATTTTATCATTGTACTTATCTATTTGTGATTTGGTTAATTTAGTTAATTTACATTGTGCATACATTTGTATTAAATCTCTTGTTAATTGTCCTGAACTATTTTCTCCGCTCCATATACACCATTTAACATTGTGTTTTATACTTAAGCATAAAAAGTACCATAACATAAAAAAAGTTTTACCAACATTATCTAATCCAACAATAACTGTAAAGCTACCACGTTTATGAACAAACCAATTATCTAATTCATTGCCAATACCTAAACCACGTTTAATTTTACCTTCTTTAAAAGCATATAAGTATTTTAAGTTATCTTCTTTATTAACTATCATTTTATAAATGTTGTAGTTAAATAAGGGTCTTTATTATCTTTTCTTATCTTATCTTTTCTTAATGCTTTAGCCCTGCTTAAGCCCCCCTTCTTTCCGTTGCTAACATTTCGCTTATGTTCTACTAACCTTTGCTTGTATTGTTCATCTAACCATTTAATACTAATAATTTCATTATCTATCTTAAATAACTCAGCATCTACTAATATACTCCATTGTTTAGGTATTAATGTTTTTATTTGTTTTCTTGTAACATTACATTCTTTGCTCCAGTAGTAACAGCAAACTTTCATAAATGCACCTTGCACATCTAAATCCATAAATGATATACTGCCTGTAATCCATTGGTTAGGATAAAATTTAAAGTATGGTAATTCTTTCATAATTTGATTAATTGTTTGATTGGTAATAATATGCCTTTAGAGGTGTTTTTATCACCACCTGATTTACGTTCTAATCCTTTTTTTTTGCAAAGTTCTTTTAATTTTTTGGTTTTTAAAAATATTACATTTTCATTAGATAAAACAAAGCAATACCATTCTGCTTTAGTAGTTGATATACCACTTAACTTTCCTCTACTTTCGTATTCAACAAATACATTTCCTGTATCTTTTGCTTTAAAATCTGTTTTAACTTCTACTTTATCAGGATTTTTAAAAATTCCTTTAACTAATTTTTCACCTAATACACCTAAGTGTAAATCGTATTCAAAGTTGTTGTTGTGTTTCATAATATGCTTTATTTTTT